AGGATCCCGATTTCATGACTCCCTTGTGAACTTGTACAAGCAGTACACCATCAGAAGTGATCCAAAGCGTGACATACAAACAATATGTGCAATTGCGCATAGCATTTGCTATCAAACTTGGGGGCTCCATGATCAAGATTGGCACTTCAGTAGTCTGATCCATAAGATCAGGGAACACGGAAAGATCCCAGCCGGACACGTCGTTATTACGTGCACAACCGGTACGCCGTAGCTCCTCCTGAATGGAGTCCCACACAGAACGCATCATATCGTCCGTGTGTCCCATCCCAGGTTTTGGTGGAATCTTGTCCCACTTAGAAATGCACCAATCTTGGTACTCACCAAAAAGAAATCTCTCAACCATCTGATCGACTAATCCCCTTGAACTAATGAGCCTCATACGCCGCTGAACAATCTTCTCATTGGAATGCGGCTCTTGCTTCACAAAAGTACGCACAGCATCAACGAGGTATAGCTCAACAAGCTGTTTGGGGCTCAAAGCCCTGAGAGCCTTAGGATCTGTGTACATAAGCAATTTTAATCTTGCCTCGCACAAATACACTAGCTTCATGCCCATTTCATCGATCACACCCTCATTAGTGGGGTTGATCAACATCAATGGCATGCCAGGGCATGCCTTTCGGTTTAATTTGAAGCCAACCAAGAGCCTAGTAAAATACTCTCGGATGGCCTCGGGCTCCAAGCTCTGTTTCCAGGGCAAAGAACCCCGACCCCCCAAGCGTTCAACATAAATGTTTACTGCTCGGGGGATCGAGGGGGGGGCGGCATCGCAGGGTTGCTGGCGGCCAATTTGGAATCTAAAGCTCGCACGCTCTGCTTGAGCTCCTCTAACTGGCTGACCGTAACCAAGGACTGCTTGTCCGATCTCGCCTGCTTCGATTCGCCCTTCGCGGAGCGCTTTGAGGACTTCTGATTCCTCTTTGACTTCCCTGCGGCCTCGTCGACTGAGAGCTTCTGCGCATCCGATCCTTTTGAGACCGAGTCCGTTTTCTTGCTCCCAGACCGGCTCGGTTTCTGAGAATTCATAAAGTTGCGTAGCTGCCGCAACCGCATGTCTAACTGCTGGTTCAAAGCTTTCGTAGGTGGCAGAGATCTCTCGATACTCACATCCAACTTGAAGACCTTCTCCATTTCGTCCAACTTGCTCTCCACTTTCTTTAACAAGCTCGCAGCCGGCGCTGGAACCTTCGGCTCTTGCGCTGCTGGAGCGTCCAAAACCCCGACCACCGCCGGGGCTTGCCCGAAAACCTGTCCTTTCAAATGAACAGGCTTCGGCGGCAAC